GTTGTAGTCGTCGATGGCTTTCTTGGCTGCCTTGGCGTCGGCGTACTGGCCGCGGAGGTCGTTGAACGACGCCGAGGTGTTGAGGAAGACGCCGGCCAGACCTTCGCGGGCTTCGCGCAGCGTGTCGTTAGCGACCCCACCGAGAGCGTCGGACAGCCCCGACCGCAGGTCGGAGGTGAAGCTGCCGAGTTGGCTGGTGATGCCCGCCGTCGCTGACGTGACTGCCGTCTTCGATGTGCCGCCGGGCAGCGTGGACGGCTGGAGGATCTCGAACAGCTTGCCAGCAACGTTGGCCCGGTTCACCGCGTCGGCGGACTTGTCGACCGCGTTCTTGACGGCGTCGGTGAGCGCCTTCTCCAGCGCGTCGGTCATCGAGGTGGTCGAGTCTTCGATGCCCTTTACGAAGCCGGCGCCGATCTGCTTGCCGATGTCGACGAACACCTTCGACGGCGAGTGGATCTGCAAGGAAGTCCTCGCACTCTTCACGGCGGCGCTGGCGATCGCTGCGGCGGCCTGAGCGGCTGCGCTCACCTGGGACACGATGCCCTTTGCGAAGGCGGCGCCAGCGTTCGCGCCAATGCTGAACATTCCGTTGATCCCACCGGCAGCGCCCTGCACGGCGGCGCGACCGGCGCTCTGTCCGGCGGACGCCGCCCCTACTGCGCCGACCCCCATGCCCTTCACTATGGCGTTGCCAATCTTCTGCCCGGCGTCCGACGCGGTCCCGTGTAGCCCGGCGCCGGTCGCCGTCAACTGGCTCTTTAGCCCTGCGGTGACGTTGGATGCCTTGAAGCCGGACGGGACGGCATCGCCGACGTCGCCGCCGATGAGGTGACCGACAGAGGCAGAGTCGACATCCTTGAAGACGTCTGAGAGATCCTGGGTGGTGAGAGCGGGCAGGGTCACGTTGACCTGGGAGCCTGACGGGGGGGTCTGGCCGTGTCGGATGGCGCCGAACCGGGAGTCCTCTTGTTCGCTTATTTGGTTGTAGCTGAAGTTCCCGATCCCTGATTGAATCCGCTGCGCCATGAGCCGGCCGGTCTCAGCAAGCTTCTGCTGGTCGGTGAGTGCCGAGGCGACGGCGTCGTAGGCGGACGAGAAGTCTTGGGCGGCGAACGTGTCGAGGACGGCGTTCAACTGGTCTGAGACCGGGCCGGAGAGGTTGGCGTCTTCGATGTTCTGCCGGACACCGGCGATGAAGGTGTCCAACTCGGGCTGCGAGTCGATCGAGCCGGACGAGAACCCGTCGGACAAGGCTTGCGCGATCTGGTCGGAGAAGTCGTTGACCTCCAAGTTGATCTTGGCATTCTTGATGTTGTCGGGGAGTTCGGCGTCGTCCCAGATCTGCTGGAACCCGGCGGCGATGTTCGGTAGGTCGGCGACGATCTTGTCGGTGATCCCCCCGATCGACTTGTCGGCGGGGCCTGGCAACGCCGGTTTCATCGCTTCGAGAAGTTGATCGAACAGGTCCTTGGCGTCAGAGATGCGGCCCTTCACGTCGTCGGCGGCCTGACTCAACGCGTCTAGCGCATTAGCAGAGGAGAGATCGGGATTGCCAAGGATGTTGGCTATCTCTTGTGCCGTGCCACCCGCCGCGAGGCCGTCGCGGATTGACTGCAATGCTTCGTCGACGGTGTCGATCGGGTTGGCCGCATCGCTCATCGCCTGGGTGACGATGTCGGTGTTGGCGGCGAGTTGAGCCTGCGCCGCGGCGGTGCCACTGATGGTCGTCTTCAAGAAGTTGAAGGCATGCTCTGCGTCGCCGGAGCCGTCGACGATGCCGGTGAACTTGCCAGGCAGCTTGTCGAAGGCATTGGAGATCGCCGTGATCTCGTCAGTCGAGAACCGGCCGTTGCTGAACACCTCGTTGAGGAGATCCTGGGCGCTCTGGAAGTCGCCGGACTGTGCGGCCAACGTGATCGAGTCGGTGAGCTTCTGGGCCAGGTCGGGGGCAAGGTTGCCAGCCGAGATGAGTTGGTCCTTCATCCCGGTGACGAAGTCGGCGAACGCCGAGTCGGCGGTGGCGGTGCCGTCGAGGATGTCCTGGACGAACTTGCCGAAGTCGAAGCTGTCAGAGAGTTGCTGACCCCAATCCTTGAAGGCATCCGAGTTCGACGTGAGGCGGTCGGAGATGTTCTGGACGAGGGCCTGGTTGGCGTTGTCCTGTGACAGGCCGGACAGCGATTCGCGGATGCTGACGACGACGTCGTTGAAGTCCTGGGCCTTCTTCGCTGCCTGACCGAAGTAGACGCCGAGACCGGCGATACCGAGACCGATCGCCGCGCCGATCCCGGCCCCGACCCCGCCGAAGGTTGCCCCGATCGCCCCACCGGTCGCGGCGCCTCCAAGGAGGGCGAGGAGGATTCCGCCAGCATCACCCTTCTTGCCGGCGTAGTTGCCGAACTCGTAGGCTGCGATGCCGCCGACGACTGCCGTGGCAATGGCGGTGCCGACGTTGCCGAACCGGGCCTCCGCCTGCTGCTTGACCCCTCTCAGCCCGGTGGCGATGCCGGTCACCGGGTCGACGGTGCCGAAGAACTTGTTCATGCCGCCGATGATGCGCGACCCGATGCCGGCCCCGACGGACGCTTCGGCCGTGCCACCGCCCGTCGGGAAGCGGGGAAGGATGTACGATGCAAGGCTGAGAGCGCCCTTGCCGACGCCCTTGAAGCCGTTGACGACAGAGTTGAACAGGCCCTTGGCGAGGGTGAGGCCGATGCCGCCCAACGACGTCGTTCCGGCGAGTCCCTGACCAACACCGGTCGATATAGCGCTTTTCTCCGCGGCGGAGGCGATGCCGCCAACGACGGCCTTCACGACGAGGCCGCCGAGCACGAGCGCTCCGACGCCGAGGCCGGCGCCGATGGCTTTGTTGCCCAGCATGGCGTTGACGGCGTCGACGATCGGCTGGGGAACGAAACTCAACGCGCCTTCGGTGAGGTTGTTCCAGCCGTCCTGGAGTGCCCCAGCGATGAGCTTGCCCCAACGGACCCCTTCCTTGGCGAGACCCTGGACGAGGCCGAGAGTGAAGGCGCCGAGCACGGCGGCGATTGCCGCTGCGACCGCCACGGCCGAGACGACGACGGTGCCGAGGAACTCGGGGGAGCCGATGAACTTGCCGATCGCGAAGCCCACCTTGCGGATGCCGTCCAAAGCGGACTTGATCCACGTCTCGACGTTCTTGCCGGTGAACGTCGTCGAGAACCAGTTCGTGATCGAGTCGACGGCTGACTGCAACCCGGCCTTGATCCCACCCGATCCGTCGACGCCTTCCCACAAGTTGCTGGCCGAGTCGATGACCCCCTGCCACAACCCGGAGAACGCCCCGCCGATGCCCTTGTCTTTGTAGGTCGAGAAGAAGTTCTCGATCGCCCCACCCAACGGGGCCAGCAACGTGCCGACCTGTCCGAGGAGGTTCCCGACAGTCGACACGGCGGGGGAGAGGAACCGGCCGATCGACTCGGCGATGTTGACGATGCCGGGGATGAAGTCGTGGGCGAAGAAGTTCGAGACCGCCGAGAAGCCGGGGATGATGTAGTCCTGGAACACGCCGCCGATGAAGCCGCCGATCGACTCGATGGTGTTGGCGAAGGGGCCGCGGAAGAACCGGACGACCGGCCCGAGGAACGTGTTCTCCAGGCGGTCCAGGATCTTTGTGCCGGTCGACTGTTCGGCACTGGGACCACCGAACAGTGAGTTGACCATCACCGCAGTCGGGTCGTCCGCGCCGCCGCTGCCGAAGATGATGCTCCAGATATCACCGAAGAAGCCGATGGCGGACTTCGCCGCGCCGATGAGGCTGTTGAAGACGCGGCGCACGAACGCGGTGATCGGGCCGATGACCGGGACGGTCTCCAGCTTGTCGAGGCCGGCGGCGAGGATGTTGCCGAAGTCGTTCCCGCCGAGCAGCTTGGCGAAGTCGAGTTGGGCGTCGGAGAGGCCGAGGAGATGGCCGAGGAGGTCCTTCAGGCGGTCGTTGACGTCGTCGAGGACGACGGATACCTTGCCGGCGGCGATCATGTCGTTCGCCCAGTTGAGCCACCCGGTGAAGGCGCGGATGCCGCGGTTCAGGTAGTTGACGACTCTAGAGACGCGGTCGCCGAGCGACTTCCAGAAGTTGCCGTTGCCGAACAGAGCATTCGAGACGAGACGGCCGGCGAGTGACAGCAACCCCTTGATGGCGTCGACCAGCCCCCCGAGCGAGTAGCGCAGGACGTGCATCGAGTTCTGGAGGTACGGCGACGCCCGGTAGATCTTGCCCCACGCCACACCGAGCAGGCCGAACGCTGTAGCGGCGAGGACGAGGGGGTTGACCATGAACCGTAGGGCCAGGCCGATCGCCTTGAACCCTGCGGCGACCGCCGTTCCGGCTCCGATGCCCTTGACGAAGTCCCCGAGGAGGCCCCGCAACTTCTCCAACATGCTGACTGTCTGATCCGCTTCCGGCGGATGCATGTTGTCCCACCAGGCGACGGCGTCCGCTTTCGACACGACGAACCCTTTGCCTGCCTGCCAGCCGAACCCCTCCTCCAACTGGCGTTGCCATTCCTTCGGCAGATCCTCGAAGGCGATCAACGCGTCGTCGGCCATCTGGACATACGGGTTGTCCGCGGCATGGACGGGTTTCGGCTTGAACATATCGCCCGAGATGAACGCCCCCGCCGCGGACATGAAGTTGTTGATCGCGCCGATCCCCGCCTTCAGCGGCCCCTGGACGAGCGTGATGATCGTCGCCCCGAAGATGGCGAAGTTCTCCTTCAAGTTCTGCGTCAGGCCGGTCAACGTCCCTGCGGCGACCTGGGCGAAGCCCTGGACTTCCGGGAACCGTTCCTGAGTGCCCTGCTGGAAGGCGTCGAAGAACGCTTCGGCGGAGATCTTGCCCCCCAACTCCCCGGCATCACGCGCCTTCGAGTACGCCTCCATCGAGCCGCCGAAGAAGCGGTCGGCGAGGATCTGCGCGATCGGGACGCCGGGGAGGGACTCGGTGATCTGACGTAGGTTCGCTGAGTCCAGCCGGCCCGCGCCGGCGATCTGCGACATGGCGAGACGGACGCGGCCGAGAGATTCGGTGGTGCCGCCGGTCAACGCGACGACGTCGCCGAGGAACTTCGTGAGGGACTCGGCCTTGTCGACGTCACCGAGCGCGGCGGTCAACTGGGCGGTCGACTGGGCGACCTCGACGAAGTCGAACGAGGTGGTGCGGGCATACTCGGAGAGATCGGCGAGAACCTTCGTCGCCTTGCCTGAGTCGCCGAGCAGGGCGTTGAAGGTGAGTTGCAACTGTTCGACCTGACCGGCGCGCTCGAAGCCGGAGGTGAGCAGTGACCCGATCGCCGCCCCGCCGCCGAGCAGGCCGAGGGTTGCCCCAGCCCGAGAGAAGATGGATTGCTGTCGGCCAGCGGACGCCGACATGGCCCGCTCGCGCCGGGACATCGACTCCTTCACTGCTGCTTCGTCGCGGGACAGGGCGGAGCGGATCGCGCGGGACACGCCTGACAGGGCGGTGGTGACGCCGCGGCCGATCGTGGAGAAGGCGCGGGTGAACCCTGACACGAACGAGCGGACGATGCCGTTGATCGTGCTGAACACGGATCGGAAGGTGGAGGCGAGGCCGCGGATGATCGACCCGGCCGTGTTGACGAACCCTCGTACGGCAGCGGTGCCCGCGTTGAACACGGAGCGGAACACCTGGGTCAGAGCGCGGATCGAGGTCGTGGCGATCTGGGTGAAGCGGCGGATGTTGGCGATTCGCTCGTTGCTGGCATTCCGGTCGGCGGCCGACTGGGATCGGATCGCCGCCAGATCGAGCTTCGTTTGATTCGTCAGCTTGTTGGCGCGCTCCTGGGCCTGAGTGTTCAGGGTGGCGTTCTGTGACGTCAACTGCTGTTGCAGGGTGCGCTGTTCCTGAGTGACGGCATTCAGTTGGGCGCGAGCGCCTCGCGACATCTCCTGGATGACGGTGTTCGTCGTGCGGATGTCGGTGGCGAGATGCTCGAAGTTCGAGGAGAGGCCATGCACCAGAGCGTTGAGGGCCTGGAGTTCGTTCGAGGAGCCGCGGGCCTGGTTGGCGTTGAAGGCCGCCTTCGACTTCTTCGCGACGTCATCGAACGCCTTGCCGATGTTGTGTGCCGCCTGCACGCCTTGCGTCTGGACCGTCTTCCAGGTCTGCGCCGACGACTTGCCGACGCCGGACATCGCCTTCGTCATCGCCGTGACGATGGTGTTGAATGCCCCCTGCACGGCCGGTGACTTGAAGGCTTCGCGGAGCGCCTTCTCGATCTTTGCTTCCAACTCGGCGGCAGCCTTGTCGGCGTCGATGTTGATATCGACGTTGAACTCGGCGTCGGCACCACCAGAACCAGGCACGACGGGAGTCTACGACCCGTCTGCTTCACGGGCTGCGATAGCGGCCCGCTTCATCGCTTCCATCTCCTCGAACGCCGACTGCGGGGTGGGTCCGCCGGGGACGTACTCGGCGTCCTGTTTGGCCTGCATCTCCTCCGTCAAGCGGCCCTCATGCAGCACCGTCCACAAGGCGTCGCGGTACTCGTGAGGGTTCGCCAGCATCGACGTCTGGCGGAGCAGGTACGCCCAGGCGACGTCGCACCAGTCCGACGGGCTGATCGTCTCGGGGTCCTTCCCGGCGAGGATCAGTTCGCCTCGGATGGCGCCGCCGAGATGCTGCGTTTCGCAGTACGCCCAGAGCCGGAAGGCGAAGTCGTAGGGTTTGCCCCCGTCGCCGCCTGCAACATCTGGCCGATGATCTCGACGAAGGCTTCACCGGACAGGTCGGCGACACGGGCGAGGGCGTGGCGGAACCGGCGCTGGTCGTCAGGATGGACCATCTCGATGATGGTCCTCATCGAGTTCGCCGTGTCGTCCGGGTCGTCGGAGGCGAACATCGAGATGTTGAAGATGTTCGTCGTCTTCAACACTCGGATGTCTTTCTCGCCGAGCAGGTCGATCGTCGAGACCTCGATCTCGTCGGCGAGGCGGGGGGTGAGGCCCTTCTCGGCGAGGATCGCGTCGATGTCGATGTGATCCTTGCGTGAGGCGGACTTGGAGGTCGTGCGACCGCTGCGGACTACTGAGGATGCCATGAGCTAATAGGGTAGCGCAGCCGTCAGAAGGACTGTGGTATCAACTGGATCGCCGCTTCGATCGCCTGCTCGTAGAAGTGCTTCCCCGAGGTGCCGGGGTGGTCCACCCGACGGAATCCGCGCTTCGGCGACCCTTCGGTCGGGAACGGGAAGACAAGCTTGTAGTTGCCGTGGGGGAGGATCTCGTGGGGTTGGGAGCCGTAGTTGACCGAGAAGAACTTGGCCTTGAACAACTCGTCGCCGACGATGTGGATGTTGAGTCGCACGCCGCGTGCCTGTCGGGACACGTCGTGCTGGTAGGAGCCTGCCGACGTCAGCGACTTCGACCGGGACCGCGCCGGAGAGCGGGGCTTCGTCGACACCGCTGCCTCCAGGGCGATGAGGCGCACCGCCAACTGGCCGGCCTCCTCGGCGACGGCGCGGGCTTTGCGCGCGGCGACCTCCTGGAGTTGCAGCTTCACCGCGTTGCGGTTGAAGTTGGTACGGGTGGCGAAGGAGATGGAGGCCATGTCAGGTCCGGTAGTCCAAGAAGACGGTGAAGGACCAGCGGACGTGACCGGACGCCGGGGGCTGAGGGAACAGGTTCGACAGGCCGGCCACCGTGCAGCCACCGAAGGTGGAGTCGGGGGAGGCGACGAGTTGCTTGACGACCGCCCGATACGCGGACTCCATCGCCCCGTACGAGAAGTAGGCGGCGTGGGTGTACTCGTCGAGGTCGGCGAGCGGCGTCAGGTCGCCGCCCTGCACTTCGATGCGGGGGAAGCCGGAGAGGCAGACGACGACGCTGATGTTGAGCCGCGACACCGGGAAGAAGTTCTTGCCAGCCTGGATGGCTGGAGGAACGATCGACGACAGCCACGCCACGACGTAGTCCCCGCCGCCGACCGGTTCGGCGTGGGTGACGCCGATGGACAGTTCGGAGCAGGTCTCCCCGAAGCAGTTCCGCACCGCTTCCCCGGCAATGAGCGCAGCCTGCTGTGTGATCGTGAAGAAGTTGTCGCAGCAGATCGCTGCGGGCTGGTCGGTGCCGAACGCGGGGATGGGCATGGGCTGATACTACGACAAAGGCCCCCAGCCGAAGCTGAGGGCCTTGTCGATGGCTCCCTGTCGAAATCAGGAGTAGGTGATCGGGAGGTCCTTCAAGCCGCAACCGGCGGTCGCCAGGATGGCCTGGTACTCGGTGTCGGAGTAGCCGACCCGGAGGTGCGGCGAGGACGGCATGGCGCCGGTGCCCGGGAAGTCGTTCCACGGGCCGCGCACGAGGCTCGGGTTGCCGACCGAGAAGCCCTCGAACGGGACCGGGGACTGCTGGTCGTTGAACGTCTCGGCGCCGCAGTTGAGGAACACCTTCGGGAAGATGTGACCCTGGTAGGTCGGGGCGGCGGTGGCGCCGGTCTGGCAGTCGCCGGCCGTCGAGGAGGTGAGCCGGGTGATGATCTCCAGGTACACGTTGCGCTGGAGGGCGACGCCGCAGGACTGCTTCGCCCAGCCGATGACCTTGCCGGGGAAGCCGGTGCCGGTGCGGCCCGTGATGAGCGTCCCACCGAAAAGAAGCTGCATCATTTCCCAGTCCTGGAAGATGACGTTGCCCGACAGGGTCTCACGGAGGAGACAGCCCGCCTGGTAGTAGCTGAACATCACGTCGCCGCAGCCGTTCGTCGGCTCGATGCGCCGCTCGTCGCGATACTCCGGCGTCGCGGTGGCGTCGATGATGCCGATGTTCACGATGCCCGAGTTCACGCCGCCCTGCGGTGTGCAGTCGGAGTCGAGGAGGGCCGCACGGATCAGACACGCACTGTGCTGTCCGAGGCACTGGCCGTTGCCAGCAAGGTTGGTTGCCATGTTCTGCTCCTAAGTGCTGCGGTTGGCGACCCCCGAATCGTTGCCCACCCCAACGCGATAACACAAGCCGAGACGCGACGAGACCCCTCCCGGCGGAGAGGGGTCTCGAAGCATGATTCGCCGAGGGGCGATATGTGGTCTCAGCGTAACAGACCCATGTCCTTCGCCCAGGCCGGGTGGCCGTGGACGTACTGGTGGCCGACGGCGCACAGGCAGACGAGGTTGTCGTTCGTGTGGGGGCCGCCACGCGCCCGGGGGAGCTTGTGGTGGATGTGGATGCCACCCCAGCATTCGTGCTCGCCGTAGGAGCCTTCCCGCATCACGCAGCCGCCGTCGCGCCTGAGGACGTGCTCGCGTGTCGACTTCGGGATGCCTTCTCGCGCGGGACGAGACTTGAATGCTGTCCGCTTCAGCGGGGTCCGACGCACAATCCGCTCAGTCACCCACGCTCATACAACTGCCAGCCTCGCATGAGGTCGTTCGAGGTGATCGCACTGAACCGCATGGCGCCCTGCGCTGAGACGAAGCGGCGCACGTTGCCGAGACCGGCGAGGTTCATCGACTCCTGGTCGGTCGGGTCGCCGAAACGGGTGTAGGACACGGTCTCGCCGTAGACGTTGGCGGACTGGATGCCGTCGGCAGGCTGACGGTCCTGGGCGATCGTGTTGAGGATGTCGCAGGCGATCTCGGCCGCGGCGTTCTTCATGACCTGATCCGGGTGCAGGCCGGCTTCGACGGTGATCGAGAACGTCCCGACCTGCGTGTCGGGCATTCTGACGTTCTGCATCGACGGCCATGAGTCGGGGGCGCCGTTGAGTTGGAAGCGCTCCAGACTCCGACGACCTCCCGGCCCCTTGATGATCGTGTAGGTGTTCGGGTTGATGACGACCCCGTCGACCTTCACCTGGGTCACGGTCGGCATGAGGCCGGGGAGCGGGATGCCGGCCGGCGCGCACCCGCAGGCGCAGTCCCAGTAGTGACAGTAGGCCCGACACGGCCGGTAGATGGTGGAGCAGCGGCCGACGGCGATGCCGGAGATGTTGGTGAGGGCATCGCAGGCGGCATCGCAGATCGCGTCGAGGTCGGCGTCGGTGAGGGCTGGGGAGATCTTGTCGAGGGCGCAGTCGCAGGCTGCCAGGTCGGTGCGTTCTATGACCCGAGCGCAGGCGTAGTTGAGGACCACGACTCAGCCAGGGTATCCGCCGGTGATCGTCGACTTGACGGACCACGCCGGGTTGAACACGACGATGCCGTAGCTCTCCTTGAACCACGTCGCGATGTTGCGGGTGCGGTCAAGATAGGAGCGCATGTTGGCGTCGTCGGGGCCGCTCATGATGGCCCAGCCGAGGCTGCCGGTGCCGTAGACGACGTTGTACGGCCGGACACCGGCGTCGGCGATGACCTTGTGGCCGGAGGGGGAGACGAGGATGTCGCCCTCCTGGCGGATGACGTAGGCGGCGACGGCGTTGGCGAGGTAGCGGGGGTGCATCAGGATGTAGCCGCGCTGGTTCGAGATCCGGTCCGCCAGGCCCATCTCGACGAAGCCGACGACGTCGGTGACCGACGTGGCGTTCTGCATCTGTGTCGAGTGCGTGGCGAGGTTGTAGTGGCTGCCGGTGATCGCTGTCGTCGCGGCGTAGGCCAGGGCCTCCGACTTGATCGACTCGAACGAGTCGTCGGTCCACTCTCGGACGTCGTCGAGGTCACCGGAGAGGGTGGAGCAGCGGAACAGGTTGAAGAACAGGAAGCCGGGCTGGTCGACTTCGGTGAAGGTGACGTTGCCGGTCGACTTGTTGTCGTCGACGCCGCACGAGTAGTCGACGACGATCGGCGACAGTTCACCGGGCGCCATCCACTTCGCTCCGCGTGCCGTCCGGTCGACGCCGGATGACTCGATCTTGACTTCGGTGGCGAGGTCGATGAACCGGCCCCACGGCCGCGCCTCCATGCTCGGCAAAGCGATCTGTGGCCCATGAAAGTACGGCATGGCTCTACTCTCTCACGCTGAGTTGGGATTCTTCTTGCGACGCGGTGGGCGCACTCGCTGCCGCTGGCAGGTGCGGCATGTCCTGGCGTGTGGCCGCTCTGGTGGGCGATAGGTGTTCGCCTCGTCGTAGACGTGACCCTGAGGGCAGTGAGTCTTCTCGGCGTTCAATCGGCCACCCCGCGCTCGACCCTTGGCGACCTTGTCCGCCATGTTCTCGCCCTGCGTGCCGAGCTTCAGATGGTCGAGTCGGAAGCAGGGCGGGTTGTCGCAGGCGTGCATCACCACCATGCCCTTCGGGACGGGGCCGTACACCAACTCCCAGACGTGGCGATGGACGGACTTGTACTTGCCGTCGCGGTAGATGTTGCCGTACCCGGCGCCCTTCTTGGCGCCTTGCCACTCGCGGCACGGAGTGAGGAGATCTGCCACCGGGAAAGTCTGCCACATGAAGAAGGCCCCGACTCGCATGAGCCGGAGCCTTCTCTCGCGTCTGGTTAGGACGCCACACCAGTACAAGCGACGGTGCGATCCGCCCCTTGCAGTCCGTTGTAGCAGAGTGCGGCGAAGGTGACGAGGTGGGCGGGGCATGACGTCGTGTCGACGACTCCCTCGTAGTTCTCGAAGAAGTAGGTGACTTCGTTCTTCGCGTTCGATGCGTTGTCCCGGTACCAGTTGTTCCCGGTGACGCCGATCGCAAGCTGTGCCCGGTCGATCATCGTGAACTTGCCCTGGGGGGCAATCAGGATCTCGGCGGTGGCGGGGAAGGCCGACAGGACGCCGGAGGCACCGGCGGACAGGTTGGCGTTCGACGTCAGGTTCGGGATCGGGGTGCCCCACGTCGGGGTGTCCAGGTACCACGTCATGTCGACCCCGGCGTCCATGAACACCCGGTCGACGTCGGCGGCCGTGGCGAGGTTGAACGTGCCGTCGGTGTTGCGGCGGCGGGACAGGTCGACGCGCAGGGCGTCACGCAGCCAGCGCGGCGCCCACGCCTGCATCGGGACGTCGTCCCAGCGCTGCTGCTCGCGGTACAGGGTGAGGTACTGGAGAAGCTGCGTCGCGACACGGGTCGTCGCCGAGGCGGGACCAAGGTCGAGGGTGGTGACCGTTCCCACGCCGGACGCCATCGCGTCGAGCAACTGGCGCTCGCCGAGGCGGGCGTAGTTCGCTGCGCCACGGTTCAGGTAGGCCGCCACCAGTTCCGGGAACGTGAGCAGTTCCATGTTCTTGACGGTGAGGCACCAGTAGACGCCGTACATCGTGAACTCGGTCGGGGTGGCGCAGGTGATGCGGGCGCAGGCGTTCTTCGTCGCCGAGATGTTGGCGTCGTTCGCCGCGGTCCAGATCCCGGCCGAACCGGCGACTGCCGACAGCGACGGGCTGGGGTAGATCGACACCTTCCCGCGTGGGGCCTGGAAGCCGGGGAGGGAGGCGGCGACGGGCCGGCGCGTGGTGTTGAGGCAGGCCATCCCGTAGTACGGGGTGGCCGGCGCGCACAGCGACGCCGTGACTTCCTCGGCGGAACGCTCGAAGGAGGTGAGCGTGTTCAGCTTGCGGAGGTTGTCGAACGGGTCGAGACCAAGCTGGCGCTCCTTCGGGTAGTTGCCCTTGATGACGCCGACCTCGAACTTCTCGGTCGAGCCGGGTCCGAGATCCTGCGCCCGCTTCAGGGCGACCATGCCGAACTCGCCCCACGAGTCGAACGCGTCGCCCGGCTCGGCGTTGGGGCCGGAGCCGAGACGGAAGATCTGGTCGGCCTTGATCGGGCCGTCCGGCGCAGTCTCGGTCGTCTCGGTCGTCACGCCGAGGCCGGTGTGGACGACGGCGGGCGCCTTGGTGCTGGCCTCGGTGTCGGGCTTCACCTCGTCGTCGGGGTCCTCGTCCGGTTCGGGGTCGTCGTTGCTGGCCTGCTCGGCGGCAGCCGCAGCTTCGGCGGCGTCGGCCGCAGCGGCGGCTTCGGCGGCTTCGCCCTCCTCGATCTTGGCCTCGTTGTCGGCTTCGACGTCGATGGCCTCGAACTGTGCCCGGTAGGCGGTCGCGTCCTCCAGGCTGGGCGGCTCGTCGGAGCGGAGCGCGTCGCGGTACGACTTGCGGGCGGCGAGGGCGACGCCGCGCAGGGCGGCGGCACTCATCCCCGTGCGGTCGGCTGGGATCTCGTAGAACATCGTGTCGCCCTCCTGGCGCTGTGGTGTTGAGCGAATGCTGCTACCCGCGGCCGCTATTACGCAACTCAGGCGCCGAGTTCGAGTTCGACTTCGACCAGCATCGCCAACCGATCGAGGGTGTCGCGGTGGTCGGGGGCGCCGCACGCTTCGTCGACGGCGGCTTCGAGGGCTTCGGCGATCTCCAACTCGCCGGCCATCGTGTCGCCGGACGTCGTCGTGTACTGGATGTTGCCGGAGGTGTTGATGCCCTGTGTGATCGGGGTCATGGACTGCCAACGCGTGATGCCGCCGAGGGCGTCGATCATCTCCTGCGCCGTGGGGCGCTGCTTGGAGGCAGGCTCGACGTGGAGGGAGGCGACGAGGTCATGACGTCGTCCTTCCGAGTCGAACGACACGCCGTCGGAGTCGAAGGTGCGGTCGGTGCCGGGGATGCGGAACCCGGGAACGTTGACGGACACGATCGCGGCGAGCGTCTTGTCGTCACGCCAGTGACCGGACACCGGGGTGGCGCGGGCCAGTTCGAGGGCCTCCGGGGAGAGGCCGGACATGACCCGGCCGCAGTACCACGGGCCGAGTCGGCCGTTGATGACGCGGACCTTCGCCCAGGCGTTCTCGACGCCGCCGTACGCCTTCGAGGCTTCCGACTTGGCGAGCGGCTTGTCGGGGTGCCCACCGAGGAAGAAGATGACGGCGGTGTCGACCAGGCCCCGCTCGGTGAGGACCGCCCCCTGGTGGAAGTCGCCGTAGTGGGCCGGCTTGGGGGCGAGGACGCATCGGCCCTGGACGCCGTCGTGGCACTTGCCCCACGGGGCGAGGTGGCCGTAGACGTTGCCTTCGGCGTCGACCGTCGACTTCGTGAACACGGTCGGTTCGGGACGGTGGTAGGCGTCGAACGGCTCGGTGGCCCCGGCGAGAGCGAGGGCGGCGGTGACCTCCTCGGCGTTCTCGACGATGCGGAAGTCGGTCGCCTCGAACGACACCTCCAACGGCTCGTCCGTGACGAGCATCGCGCTCGCCCGGATCTCGTCGCTCGGCGCGTCGAGGGTGCCGTGGGCGTTGGCGAAGGCGGGGGTCGGGACGAATGTCGTGGCGGCGATGCGCCACTTCGTGAAGTCGACGAGCAGGTTGTTGTAGCCCGGGTCGTTCGGGTCGTCGGATTCCCATTCGGCGATCACTTCGACGTCGGCGAGGTCGATCGAGTTGTGGAACACGGACTGTGTCTTCACGAGCGTGACGAGATCATGGGCGGCGGGGATGTCGGCGAGCCAGCCCCGGCCGGAGATGTTGCCGTCCTCGTGGAGGGTGACCTCCTGGAGCGACCCGACGGCGTTGGCTTCGAGGTGGCCGGGCATCGTCTTGGTCTGCGCCATGATCGGCCGGGGGAGGGTGCTGCCGTAGACGCCGCCCCCGCCTTCGCGCAGAAGTCGGCCGTCGCCGGTGCGCGAGTTCATCGTGGCGAGGGACGGGAAGTAGACGGGGCGCAGGAACCCTTCGCCGCCGTCAGGGTTGAACTGTCCGAACGTCGTTTTCATGTCATGCTCCTGGTGCCTTGGAGGGCTTGTCTTCGGTCTTCGTGTCGGATGGGGAACCGGGGTTGCCTGCGCCCGGGGTCGCGTTCGGGGGGCCGGCGCTGGAGTCGGCGGGTGCGCCGTCGGGCTTCATCATCGCCTTCTCCCAGTCGAAGTCGTCGGGGAGCTTCATGCCGAAGAAGGCGAGGTACGGGTTCTTCGTCGTGTAGCCGAACATGCGGATGTACTCGTCGTCGTCGGGCTTGTCGTCGTCGTTGAAGCCGGCGACGCGGCGGTTGACGGTGCCGGAGAGTTCGCCCCGGTCGTACAACTGGTTGGCGGTCTCCTCCTGGTTGATGCGGACGGAGGCTTCCGACAGGTCGTACGAGACGGCGACACGGTTGATCTGCTCCGGTGTCAGCCGGCCCTGCTCGACGAGTTCCTTGCGGAGGACGAGGCGGGTCAGGCCCCAGCACATCGCTTCGATGTCGGGGATCACCGCCAGGCGCAACTCGTCGGAGGTGTCGTTCCAGTTCTGGTAGCGGGTCTCCGAGTCGCCTTTGCTCGCCCGGGTGTTGATGTCGAGGGCGAACATGATGTTGTCGAACAACTCCTTGCGGAGCTTCAGGTCGGTTTCTTTCGTCTCCTGGCCGAGGACGATCTCGCGGATCTTCTCGCCTGCGTCGTCGGGGCCGGAGATGACGATGTGAGAGACGTCGGCGGCGTCGCCTTCCTCGGAGGACTGGATGTTCGTCGACAGGATCTCGTTGACGGCTTCGGTCAATTCCTGTGGCCCGGAGGCGGTGCGTTCGCCTGCCGCCAGGTTGCGGAGCGACTGGGGGAAGAACAGGAACCCGGACGTCGAAGCGCGCGAGCGCATCTGGGCGCGGAGCATGGTCTGCATGCGGAGCAGGAGGTCGCAGTCGGCGTCGAGGGTCGACAGGACGGGGTCCGGCATGTCCAGCCAGTGAGCGGACGGCATCCACATCCGGCCGAGGTAGTCCTTGCGGGCGACGGAGCGGGAACGGACCGGGCGGGAGGGTCCGCCGGGCCGGGTGACCCAGGTGAGGTTGCCGAGCTTGCCCCCGGAGGCGATCGAGATGGGTTCCGCCGAGGCGTCTGTCGTCAACTCGTCGGGCGACAGGAACATATACCCGTCCTGCGTCTTGCCTTCGACGACGCGGATCAGGTGCGAGTCGGCCGGGACCTTCATATGGATGAAGTACCGCTCGATGAGGCCGCGTACGCCGCCGACCGGCGAGTAGATGCCGTTGACGACGTCGATGGCTTCGTCGAGGCCCTGGCCCCGCTTGATCGGGCCGGCGATCTTGCCTTCGTCGTCGAGGAGGACGGCGTGGAGCTTGGCCGCGCCGGCGAGTCGCATCGCCCGGTTCAACGGGTAGCGCACGGTGCCCAGGCGGTCGTAGTGGCGCCAGGCGCGTCGACCGGAGATCTTCGAGCCGAGGAGCGTCTCCAGGAGGTATTCCTGGTCGGGCTTGTTCCGCAGATTCAACTGCACCGCGGCCAACGTGGTCGCGACGCCGTTGTTGACGCCGGATTGTCGCTCGAAGGTGGTGGTCAGCATGGTGTGGCTTTCTGCTCGGAGGCATGGTAAGCGCGCAGGTGTTCCATTGTCTCGTCCGTCACCTTGTGCGGGGTGAGGGCGCGGTCGAGGGTCCACGGTTCGAGGCCGAGCTTGGCTCTCTCCTCGGCGACGAGGACTTCGTAGACGGCCGGGTAGGCGCGGGCCAGTGCGGCTTTCGCTCTTGACGTGGCGAGCATCGACAGGCGGGCCTTGTCGCGTTGCTCGTCCCGTGAGCGTGCCCGCTTCTTCGCTCTTGTCCTCTGTGCTCGATCACCCGGTGTGCGCTTCGAGAGGGTGAGGCGGATCTTCTCCCGGTTCTTCGTGACGGCGATGATCTCGCGGACGTTCGGGGAATCGCGGAAGCAGGTGGAGCACAGCCCGTCCGTTTTCCACGCGATCTCGTTCAGCACCGCCGACGTGCAACGTGAGCACGCCTGGTAGCCGAAGACGTTCACCGGCGGCGGATGAGCAGGAACACGAGGATCAGGATGACGATGAGCAGGATGACGCCCCACCCGATGTAGATGCCATCGGCTAGGAGCGCAGCAAGTGAAGCGTTCATGAGCGCAGCGTAGACCGCCAACGCGCGCGCGTACCTCTACCCACTTTCAACTCGCGGTTTGATTACTTCTCCAACGCTGATGGCAACCGAGGCCCCGCCTGTACGGCGTGAGGTTCGAGCGGGGGCGGCGGGGTCGAGGGCGGCAGCCCGAACGTAGTGAGGGTCATCCGGTGTGGACACAGACGCCCGGGTCCCTACCCGACCGTTTGGTGACGCACGGCTCGACGTAGCGCACGGGCCAACGAGCACGCTTCAACATTGACCCTCTGACGGTCTGCGGCGCTGGCTGGGCGTCGGGGACTTTCACCCTTCCCCACTGACTCAGGCGGTGGGACACACGAAGCTGACTTCCCTGGAAGGGATGCTTCATCAGGCATTGCCTGGCGTCGGGGAACCGACTAGAGTGAAGACCGTTCTTGCATGGCAGCGTGAACAGTACGCCCCCCGCAGCGGACCCGTCAAGGGTCGGCCGGGGGGCTTGTACTTTCTAGCGACGTTTCTTGTGTTCCCAGAGCCAGTCCCACAGCGCCCAGATCGCCAACAGGCCGAAGCCGATGAGGGTCATCACGGCGAGACCGGGCCAGGTCACCGCTTCCGCCTCGCCTCCCGTTTCGCGGCGGCTTCTTGGTGTTCGGTGATGATCTCGGTGATCGCCTTGTTGCGGGAGATGCCGCGGGTTTCGACGATCTCCATGAGGTAGGCGTAGACGTCGTTGGGGGCGTGGTAGGTGAACAGGCGAGACTTGCCGTCGGGCTGGGGGTAGGATGGCATGCTGTTAGGGTAGCGCAGGACAGCTTGTGGTGCGAGGGCTAGCATGTTATGCTCATGGGTGTGGCCCGCCAGAAGCTTCCCCCGAAGCACGCCAAGCCGAAGGGTCCATCCCGCACACCGAAGCCCGACACGTCGACCCCCGCCGCTGCCGTTACCGCCGGTAACCCCGTGTGCTGGAACGGCTGCGGCCGACCCGCCGTCGAGTACAAGCACCACGAATGGTGGTGCCTTCGGCACGTCCCCACAGATCGCGTCGACTGCATCCACCCCCTCACATCCCCGTTCCACGACCGCCTCATCTGCACGTACTGCGGTGAAGTCGTGAAGCACAACCCCTAGGAGAACCCATGAGAGACAAGTTCGGACACCCGTTGACGGCACTGGAGATCCTCAACGGCGACGAGCGGCGCTCCGCCGAGACGATCATGGAGTTCCAGGCGGCCGAGATCCACGCATCCCCGCTCCAGGTGATCTTCGACGTCGCCGCCTACCTGCGCGACGGCAACTCTGTCGTCGAGATGTTCGACATGATTCAGCGCTTGAAGGCGGCCTGCGAGTGAGCGTCGTGGCCCTAGACATCGGCTGCCTCGAATGCGGCCGCGAGACCGAGATGGTCGGCGTCTTCCCCGACGTCGACGCGGCCAAGACGGCCCTCCTGGCGAAGGTCGAAGCCGAGCGGGCGCAGAACCCCGACAGGCGTCCACAAGAGGAGCGCCTGTGGAGGTGGGAGTCGATACCCGTCGAGCATGAGTGGCACGGACAGACGGCGCTCGCGGTGTTCGACCTCGACTCACACGAACTCGTTGCATTGGCGATGAAGTGAAGATCCCCCACAAGTTCGCCGAGGGCGTCACCGTCGACGACCTCTTCGGCGTCCCGTACGTCTCCTGCCAGGTCTGCCTGATGGCACAGGATCACTTCTACCATCGGCAGCCGGAAGCCCCGAACGCGTTGCTCGGCGAACTGTTCGACTTCGTCGTCGACAACGTGTCGTTCGGCAAGATCCCGGAACCGCCGAACGGGCTGCTGTCGCGCTGCTCGAAGGTCCTGGCTCGATGATGCTCCTCAGCGAAGACGACGACGGTGGGTCGTGGGTGTCATACAAGGACTACGCCGAGGCGTGCGCCTTGGCGGACGATTTGGCCGCTTCGATCCGCCTGTACCTCGACGAGGAGTTCGGCTACGACGACGACCTGACCGTCGCCGACTTCCCACCAGGCCACGAGCCGATCGTGACCGCTCTCGCCCGCTACCGGGAGAGCCGCAGATGACAACACCCCTAGAGACACCATGCAGCGAGGGGATACCAAGTAAGGAAGGCGCGGAAGTGAGAGCGACGGAAGCGGCCTGTCAGGCGGCGATCGTGGAGGCGGCGAAGCTGGCCGGGTGGCGCGTCCACGCGGAGCGGACGTCACGCACGCAGTCCGGTGGCTACGCCACAGCGATCCAAGGCCATCCCGGTTGGCCGGATCTGGTCCTGACCCGGCCGCCCCGGCTGATGGTGGTCGAGCTAAAGCGCAAGCCATACAAGCTGACCGACGACCAGCATCTCTGGCTACACGAGTTGGCCGAGTGCGGCATCGAAGCCCGCGTCGTCTGGGTGCCGGAGCAGCAGGACGAGTTCATCAAGGAGTTGACGAAGCGATGACCGAGCCACCTTTCCCACCCATCACGATCTCATTCCATTGGCAGGAGGACGACGGCGAGATCGTCGGTCTCCGCACCGAGGTGTCCGACGGCGTCGACGTCGAGCCGTGGTGGACGATCGGCATGGGTATGAACCCGGACGCCTTCCCGGAACTCCTCGCCGCCTACAAGCGGAGGGCCGCCGAGGGCGCCATCCGCAACTGGTCCCAGCGACGGAGCGGGAAGTGACCATCCTCGCTTTCGACCCGAACCGCCGCACGAACGCGCAGGCGATCTACGACGCCTACGAGTTGGGCTACATCACTAACGACGACTTCATCCTCGACATGACGTACGGCGAGGGGGCGTTATGGAAGCTGTGGGCACCCCCGGCCGGCCAGTTGGTCCGCAACGACCTCGACGAGTTCAAGGGTGACGTCCATGAGGATTTCCGGGACACGACGTTCTTCAGCGACCACTTCGACGTCGTCGTGTTCGATCCGCCGTACGGGTTCCGTGGCACGTCGAAGCATCCGATGGACGCCCAGTACGGGCTGGGGGAGTACCTAACTGTCGACGAGAGGTTGACCCTCATGCGTGACGGGATGAAGGAAGCGGCCCGCCTCGTGAAGCCGAAGGGCATCGTGCTGTTCAAGCTCCAGGATCAGGTCGTGTCAGGGGAGAAGGTGTGGCAGCGGATGCTGTTCGCCAACTACGGCGAGACGATCGGCCTGGAACTTGTCGACGAGTTGCATGTCGTCGGCTACCGCGCCCAGCCGCAACGCAAGTGCAAGCGATGCGCTGGTGTCGGGCGGGTCTCGTGTCCGGGTCCGTCGACCGAGCCGAAGACCCAGCGCGGGCGCGACGAGGCTGGGCTGGTCAAGGGGGTCGACTACTGCTACGGGATGCACATGGGCCACGACTGCCCGGACTGTGGCGGCTCGGGCAAGGTCGACATGGTCCAGAAGCACAGCGCGTCGAACGTGTCGACGTTGCAGTGTTATCGAAAGGTGAAGTGATGATCCTCGGTGTCGTGGTCCCGTTCAGCGAGGCGAAGGTCGGCCAGTCGTCCTACGTGTACTCCGAGACCGACGGGACGCTGATCTACGGGGAGTGGTCGTTCGTGACGGATCTCGACTGGTTCGAGGACCGCGACGACGAGGTGAGGTTGAAGCGGCAACATTGGCTCCTCGTCGAGGAGGACGAACTCGTCCTCCCGGACCCTTACCGTCTAGTTGAGGGTGAGGGCGAATGATCGTCTACATGGCGAGCGTGTCGTGGGCGGCGTGGGAGCCGTCGGCGGATCTCGGCATCTTCAAGTCCCTGAAGGGCGCGAAGGCGGCCTGTGACGCCGATAACGGCGAGCCGCTCGACTGGTCAGACCCGACCCTCGACGGGTTGTTCGACCCGTCCCCGAACGTGTGGAACGCCAGGAACGAGGTTCTGTGGACGGGGACGTACACCGTGGAACGAGTGGAGGTGAAGCCATGATCGTGACGATTACGGGGGGCAGAGACTTCCGGGACCACAAGTACATCGCCTACGTCCTCGACGGGATGCACGAGGCGGGCCGGATCACGATTCTGCGTCACGGCGGCTCTTTGGGTGTCGATCAGATCGCCGGGGGGTGGGCCAGGGAGCATCAAGTCCCGGAGCAGGCGTTCTACGCCAAGTGGGAGTCCGAGGGCAAGCGGGCCGGGTCGAACCGCAACGCCCGCATGCTGGACGCCCGCCCCCTCACGGAAGGTCTCGTGGCGTTCCCGGGGGGCAAGGGGACGCAGAACTGTGTGATGAACGCCCGGAAGCGCCGAATCCCCGTGTTCGACGCCGGCGCGCTCTACGAGGAGTGGCTGAACCGGCCTCCGAGCCTCGGAGAGGTGATGGTGGAGGCCACCCGGCAGTTGATGGACGAGATGAGGGCCACCGAGGCGTTCGAGGGGCTGATGAGGCTCGATCTGGGCGGGAAGGGCGAGTTTCCGGCCGATTCGTCCCGGAAACTGCTGAATCCGCCCCCAACCCACCCGGAAAGGCCCGAAGATGTCGTGGAGTGACCGGATTCGGTCTCCTGGGACCCCGATCCCGGTGATTTCTGTTCAGATCCGCCCGGAAATGGTCCGCAAGCTCGACGAACTGGCCGCCCGGTTGGCTGTGGAGCACGGCGTGAAGGTCAGTAGGGGCCGTGCGATCGAGATGATGTTGGAAGGTGAGTTCGATGAGTAAGGCGAAGCCGCTGGATGTGGTGACGACGAAAGCGGACCAGTATCCGGGCTACGTCCCGAAGATCGGGGACCGGTTGAACGTGTTCGACGTGCAGCACAAGCGTGCGAGGACTGGGACGGTGATCGGGTTCGAGAAGGGGCGGATCACCCTGGAGTTGGACGCATGAACCGTCAGACGACAACCGAAACGTCCCCGGCTCCGAGGCGCCCGCTGCCTCCTCCGCTGCCTGTTCACGAGCACGGCATCGACCCTGACACCATGTGGACCGCTCCGTACAAGCGTTCGCCGTGGAATCACTACGAGCAGACGGGCCGCTGCCGGTGTGGGGCACGCTGGTCGACGAGCGGAGGCTGGACCGAGTCGTAAGCCGTCGTCGTGGACGCCCGGGGTTCCCTTTCCTTTCCCCGGGTCGACGGCTCCCAGCGCACCCTCTGATCGCAGGGGTGCGCCAGGGCGAGTGGCACACAGGTGCCAGGCCCTTCCCGGCTCTCATGAGCGGCCGGGAAGGGCTTCCACGCGTTCAGGTGGTCTTGTCGCCGGGGGTGTCGTGGACGATGAGATCGTGGCTGCCGGTCGCTTCGTCGTGGATGATCTCGTAGGCGAGGACCGGTCTCTCGTTCCCGTACGGTTCGAGGCGCCAGGTGAGGCCGGCTGACGTCCAGATCTGCGGCGGCCACTGCACCTCGTCGGCCCATCCACCAACCGGAGTGTGGATGCGGATGTGGCCTCGGACACCGACGATCATGTGGACCGTCGTCGTGTCGGCGACGTGTTGTGGTTCGGTCAGGGTCATGACCGAACGCTAACCGTAGATGAGGCCCGGCTCTGTGATCGTGCGGGTCTCCTCGCCGTTCTCCAACGGCCAGGTGGTCGTCACGGTCGCTTCGGCTTCACCTTTGCCGGTGGCTTCGAGCCAGACCTGCTGTCCGGGGAAGGCGTCGAGGCTCTTGCCGGTGTCGGTGCCGTCGGATGTGCGGTAGCGCAGGGTGCCGTGGGTGGCTTCGATGTGGACGGCCGGTGCGGTGCCGGGGGCGGCGTCGAACTCGGTTGCGTCTTGGGTCTCGGTGTTCTTTGCCATGCGCGGATGGTACCCAGCGGCCCCACGGTCAATCCAACGGGTCGTAGCGGACGAACGCGCCCGGCGCCCACTGGATGAGGGAGTAGACCTCGGTGCCGCAGGCGTCGCACCAGTCGACTTCCCCCCACGGTTCACCGAGATCCTTGCGGTAGACGCGGTGTTCTCCGCCCCACGGCTGATGCATGAACTCGTTCACGCGAGGACCCGTCTGATCTCGTCGGTGACGGACTCGACGATGGCTTTGGTCATCTCAGGGTACATGAGGATGAGGGGCTTCGGGATGTTGACGTACCGGGTGATCGGCCCGCATTCGATGCACAGGACCATCACGGTGTCGCTGTCGTGGTGGATCGAGATGTCAATGGTCTTCGGCGTGGCGGCGTACCGCTTCCATCCGTCGATGGGGGCGGTGATGTCGTCTTTCGGGGTGGCGGCGCGGAGGTGGTCTGCCCACGCCTGTTGACCCGCCCGGAATACGGGGGTCGCATCGCCCGACTCCGGGGTGGCGGCGCGGTCGGCGTCAGGGTCGTCTTGGCTTTCGGTGAGGTTCTGGCCGCTCATCGAGGTGGAGACGACGCCGCGGTACTTCGGGGTGGTGGTGGCGCGGAGGGCGTCAATAGCGACGGCGAGATCCCATGCCGTGTGGTGGAGGCAGGCGTCGAGGACGGCCCGCTGCTCCGGGGTGACGAGCAGACCGGCGTCGGCGAGAGCGTCAACGATGCGCCACCCACGCTCCTGACTCAGAGGTGCGCCGGACTGGAATACGGTGAGAGCGGCCCGCTCAAGCATCACGTCGGCGGCTTGTTGGATGTGGTCGTTCATGGTGCGGCGTTGCGGAGGGCGGCGCGAAGGGCGTCGATGCGGTCGCGGAGGTTGGTGACCTGGGTGCGGGCTTGGGCCAACGCGGCCAGGGTGGCGGGGGTCTGGTTGGTCTGGTTGTCGATTTGGGCGCAGATGTAGTCCCACATGCGTTCCGTTTTCAGTTCGCGGAGCCGACGGAGCCTGATGCGGAGGTCTCTGGTGTCGGGGGTGTCGTAGACGGTGGCGAGGTCGGAGTCCTGTTCGGGGACGTCGGCGGGGTCGATGTCGGTCATGGCTGTCCGTTCAGGTGGTCGATGGCGGCTTGGAGGCTCTTGGCGTAGACGATCTTGCCGTCCGCGCCTGCGGTGCCTTCATGGGTGAACCCGGCGAACCGGTCGGGTTCGGACCAGTTCAGGCCGTTGTGACCCCACTGGTCGCCGTCGATGTAGTTGAAGTCGATGCGGTGTTCTGCTCTCTGGCCGTAGGCGAGGAGCATCCAGTAGGACTCGCCTCCTCCTCTGGGGACGACGTGGATGATGGTGAAGGCTTCGCTCATCTCGGAGGCTTGGGGGCCTTGGTGGATGGCGGGGGTGAGGTCGCGTTGGAGGCTCATTTCTGTTCTCCGATGTAGCGGGCGTAGACGTCGCCTTGGCGGGATCGTGCCTCGAAGGTGAGGCGGGGACGCCAGGCGTTGTTGTGGCCGTGGCGGATGGTGGAGGCGAGGTTGGCGGCTCGGCCGAGGTCGTCGTAGTGAATGATGAGCGCCCATTCGTTCGGGCGGGCTTTCAACTCGGCGGCGATGTCGAGCCAGGGTCCGTTCATGTTCCAGTGGTCGAGGGGAGGGTCTTTCCATTCCATCATTCGGGTCCGTTCGGGCAGTAGAGGCCGGGGGAGGGGAGGGGGAAGTCGGCGGCGTGGAGGTTGTCTTCGTCGCGGGGTTCGCCGTCGTGGAAGGTGACGTGTTCGTCGGGTGGGCGGTGGCAGAGGGCGCA